AGAACAAGACGGTCTTTCTTCCAGACAAGTCCTGCACCGACCTTGAAGCCTGCATCTTCATAAGCATCATGAAATACACGTGCCTTGGAGGTGGCATAAAACACATAAATGCTTGCATCCTTCGCCATGGCATCTTTGAATCTCTCAAATGCAGATTTCAGAAACGCATATCCTTTTTCATCATCAAGGTCATCATTTTTGATTTTGCCTGACGTGCTTTCCAGATTGACAAGATACGGCGGGTCTGTGCAAACAAGATTTACTTTTGTGTCTCCAAGAAGTGCTGTATAGGTTTCCGGCAAAGTGGAATCACCGCAGATAACAGTATGCTTTCCAAGATGCCAGATGTCACCTGTTTTGGATTTGCAGGGCTTTTCCAGTTCTGCATTTACATCAAAATCATCCTGTTTTGCTTCATCACTGTTAATGTCGAAAAGGTCAGCGATTTCAGATTCATCGAAACCAGTCAACCCAAGGTCGAATCCGAGCTCCTGCAGTTCCTGCATTTCAACGGACAGCAGTTCTTCGTCCCAGCCTGCATCCAATGCCATCCGGTTGTCAGCAAGAATATACGCTTTCTTCTGTGCTTCGGTCAGATGGTCGGCATACACACAGGGTACTTCTGCAATACCTTCTTCTTTTGCGGCTTCAATTCTGCCGTGACCGGCGAGGACGTTATATGCCTTGTCGATAATGACGGGATTGACAAATCCAAACTCACGCAGAGAAGAGCGAAGCTTCAGGATCTGTTCCTTGTTGTGCGTTCTGGCGTTGTTGGCATAAGGCACTAACTTGTTGATGTCAACAAGCTGAAATTCTTTGGTTGTGGTCATGCTCCATTCCTCCGCTTCAAAACTTTCTGTAAACCTTTTCTGGCATCCAGCACTTTTCCGCTGACTGCCTGTCCCTTAATGGTTCTGTATTGCTGTTTGGTCATCTTCTGGCGATTGGCTTTCAGATCTCGCCAGAACTGAGTATCTGCTTTCATGTATTTCTCACTTTCTGCTGCTCAGAAGCTGTTCCATCAAATCATCCTGTGGCGTACCGTCAAATTTGGTCGTACAGTTCTGTTTCACAATATCGAAAATCTCATACCAGAGCAAGTTTGCCTGTTTCTGAAATGTCTGGCTCATCTGCACAAACGGAGAGGCGATAACGCCGCCCGTGGTCGGGTGCTTTCCCAGCAGTCCATAGGTACTGAGGGCTTCTTCACACTGTACAAATCGGGCAAATGCCTGCGAATAGCTTTCCAGCAACCGTTTGTTGACGTGCTTTTCACAGCCACGCTGTTTCAGCCAAAGCCACGTTTCTTTGTACACAATGTCTGCTCCCAGCGGTTTTCCGTTCTTCTGCTGGGCAGACAAGTATGCACTGGGGCTTGGCATATCCGCACCGGTCAAATCAGCGGCATCGTCCAGATCAGCTGCATCCAATTCCGGAGCATGAAATTCTATAATATCTGCGTCCTTGCCCTCTGCGATCTTGTCGGAGAGGGCTTTCGGCTTATCACCTGCACGAACTCGTCTGCCGCCTCTTCTTGTGCCGTCCTTTGCCATCTGATTTCACCTGCCTTTTGAGAAAAAAACAGCCGAAACTACGTAGGTTTCGGCTTGTTTGCATATTTCCGGGGTTAATCCCCCGTTTGAACCTTGGTTTTCGTGCGTGAGAGGGAACGCCGGTCTGTAAAAAATTCACAATTAGCGATTTTTATCCCCCCACCGGCAGCATTTCAGACACAATCAATACCGATAGACAGGATTTCGGTCTTCCGTCCATGTCTTGTGGTCATGGCAGGACTTGCAAAGAGCCTGCCAGTTGCTTTCATCCCACATCAGATGCGGATCACCACGGTGAGGAATGACATGGTCGACCACAGTTGCTGCTGTGAACCGTCCCTGTGCTTTGCACCGCACACACAAGGGATGCCGGCGGAGGTACGCCTTGCTGAGTCGCTGCCATCTGCTGCCGTATCCACGCTTGGCGGCAGACGGTCGGTCTGGGTGCAAGGGCTGATGCTCTGCACAGTACAAGCCGTCTGTCAGATTGGGACAGCCTGGGTGCTTGCAGGGCTTCTTACATTTCTTCGGCACAGCAGTCACAGCCTTTGCAACTCTCTGTGGTTTCTGCAGAGAGTTTTTTCAATGCTTTTTGGTATTGTTCCTTCACCCAGGCAACGCTGTCATTCAGTTCATCTGCAATGGCATCCCATGTTGCAGCGTAAAGATACCGCAAACGAAGGATCTCACGCTGATCGGCATTGTGATTTGCCATGATAAGTTCTTCCAGCTTCCGTTTCAACCGAATTGATGCAATCAGATCGTCCCACGCTGCCTCCACGATCTCATGTATTTCATCTTCATCGATTTCCATCGCCATAGCTTTCCAATCCTGATAAATCACACTCTGTTCCTTGATGCGTCTGTTTAGATCCATACTGTTTCTTAAAACTTCTTTTGCAAGCATATCGATTCTCCTTTATGGACACGAAAAACAGCCCTCGCAGAATTTCTTCCGCAAAGGCTGTTTCGCTTTCTCCTGTTTTCCTACTTTACAGTATACCACATATGCGAACTATCATCAAGTGTTATGAACTATCATGAACTATCAACTTTTCATCCCTGCCAAGGCTTCCCGGTGCAAACGATAACAGGAAGGTTTACTGTATCCCATTTCTTCTGCGATCTGATTCCAGTCCTTGAATTCCAGATAACGCTTTGCCAGAATATCATGATGCTCCGTATCTGTGACGGCTTTTATCGCAGTATCAAAAACGGCTTTCAGAGCTTCCAGTTCCTTTTTTGCAGTCTTTACTTCTTCCTCCAAGGATAAGATCTGAGAAACGCCGCTTTCCACGGCGTGAGATTCCGGCGATACGGGTTTGGGCAAATCAGAATAGGCAGGTGATTTGGGAAAAGAAAGTTTCTGACGAAGAACATCTGCTTCCTTTTGTTTTCGGTCAATCCTTCTAAGAAGTCTTTGTGCCTGTTTCATGTATTCTTTTGCTGTCATGCCGTGATCTCCTCCAGCATTCTTTTTACCTCCTCCACAGAACGGACGATGGCAGCGTTTCCGCCGCATTTTTGTATTTTGCGAAGAACCGATTCCTGCAAAGCAGTTGCTTTCCCTTTCTCCGTTTTTACTTCAAAGACAAAGAACCTGCCGCCAATGCAGGCGATCACATCGGGGATTCCTGCCGTTCCATACATCCCGCCATGCTCCTTCCAGCAAAAACAATTCGGCACGGTTTTCAGATACCTCAAAATCGCCCTTACGATATCCGCTTCTTTCAAACTGCTCACCTCTTACCTCTTTACTGATTTTACAGGGAAATTTCTATTATACTCATAAAAAATGAGAAAATATATGGGGATATAAAATAGGAAATATATAAAAGATTACGGGAATTCCCTGCAAAGCCTGTAAACCCTGTCAGAAAGCTGTGCAGACCTCTCCCCTGGCAAGCTACACATGGCTTTCTGAAAAGCTGATGCCTCTCCACGTTCTCCGTTTTCCGGTTCTGTCTGCTGCTTTCACGACCGTGGGAAAATTTGCTTCCAGTTCGTTGTTGAAATTCTGCTGACTGTATGGAGCCATGCCGCAGCTGTCACAGTATGCTTTATACCGTGCAAAGAACTCCATTCTTCCCACTTCTGCATCCATTTGCAAAGTACAGCAGTCCCGAACAAACGCCAGCACACTGTTGCTGTCTTCCCGGTATTTCTGAAGTTCCTGTGCATTTGCCTTTGTTTCTGAAAAATGAAAATGATTCTGCATCAGCCGCCGCAGTCCTTCTAAGGCAAATTGAAAGATCCCATCTGCTTCACAGCGGAACTTCTCCAGAAGTTCCGGATCTCGCTTGTCCTCCGGCACAGAATGATTGAACCGGACAATGATCAGACGGCGGTAAAAGCCCTCCGATTTGTCCCCATAGTTCTTCGGAATGCTGTTGCAGGAAAAGAGCAGCCTCGCATAGGGCTGAAAAGAAAAGGGATTTTTGTTTTTCTTTTCCACAGTCAGATAATCCTCTCCGACCAACGCCTTGAAAATGCCGTTGTCTTCAATGCCCTTTGTGGGCAGCTCTGCACAGATATTCGCCCACTTGCCAAAAAGTTCTGCGGTCTTGAATCGATCATTCAATGCCTGCCATGCTACATTGGACACATTTTCTTTTCCCAGCAGAAGTTCATTCAGCACCCGCAGCAGCACAGACTTCCCGGCACCGCCTTTTCCCACAATGATAAAGCACTTCTGGGCATGATTGACCGGAATGAGAAAGTAGCCCAGCATCTCCTGAATCAGCATCACCTGATCCTCCTCCACGGATTCATGCAGAAACTGCAGAAATCTGGGACACTTTGCACCGGACATATATCGCACATTCAGCTGTACCGTAGACAGATACTTTGCGGTGTGCTCCGATAAGGTTTCGTCCAGCACATTGTACAGGCCATTTCGCACATTGATGAGATAGGGATTGGAATTGAGTTCCCGAATATCCTTCTGCACCTGCATCTTCCATTGTCCTTCGGTATCATTGATCTGAGACAGCTTTGTGTATCTGGTCAGCATTTTATCCCGTACCATATTTCTTGCTGTCAGTTCCGTGATGCTGTGATAAACGCCATTTTCATAGCAATAATACTGCTCGGCAGAATAAAACACAGGGGCATTCTGTGTCATATATTCTGCAAGCACACCGGGCAGAAACTTCGGACCCCGTTCTGTCATTTCATACCAGTCGGGAATTTCCATGCCGGAACGATGCTTCCGTGTTTCGGATTTGTTTTGAAATGCTTTGTACAGTTCTTTTTGCAGAGCAAGCAGCGGCTTGACATCTGCATTTTTGAAACCGAAATGCTGCTTTAAATCGTAATGGATCATCGATTCGGCAGTCACGCTGTCCACATTGTAAAGATATTCCGACACAAAGTTTCGTGCAGTCTGCAAATCTTCCACCACGGCATTTTGCACCTTTTGCTGCAGCAGCAGTGCCCGAATGCCATCAATGGAAAGCGGCTGAAAACACAGAGCCGCAGGAGATTTACAGCTGCACTGTCCACTTCGCAGCTTTGGGCAGGAAAAGCCTTTCTCTGCAATGGTGCGGCAGGTCATAGGTTTTGTTCCGCTGCGGCGAAAATGCTGGATCTTATTCTGCGTTTCTTCAAAAGAATACTTCGGATACGGCTTGGAGTATTGATGTATGACCGCTGCACCGCCTTCAAACACACTTAAATTGGAGATCATCGCATACCAGTCATGTTCAGAAAGTACAGCTGCATTGTCCCGGCAGTACTTGATAAAATCGCATTCTGCTTCTACAACGCCGATTCCTTTCTGTTCTCCATGCAGCGGTACTTTCGGTTGTTCTTCTGCTTCTTGCGAAACCGGCAGTCTTTCTATCAGCTGTTCCTGTGTGTATCTTCGTTCCGGGTGAAACGAGATGCACTCCACCAAGACCGGTTCTTTCTTGCAGTGATAGAATCCCGGCAGACGCATGACACGGCTTTCGTTGACACAGGCAGAATCTCCGCCGAAATGCTGCACTAGTGCCTTTTGAATGGGACGAAACAGGGACACCTTTGCCTCTTTGACAAACCAGTATGTATGCAGCGATTTTCTTGTTCTGATAACCATAGACGGCGGCAGCGGAAACGCATCGATGAGTGCCTGCTGTTCCTCGAAAGTTTTATCGTCCATCTCCACAAACTGTGCATTGATGCGAGTAATGCTGTCATCGGTCTGACCACCGGAGTTCACCACAAAAAAGATGCCATGATTTTTCTGGTTATGTTCTTTCAGAGTGGACTCTACTGCAAAGAATTTTCCTGCCTCCACGGACATTTTGGCACCGGTAAAGATGCCTTCTTTCCGATCATCAAAAATACGCAGACATACGGTATCATCCGGATGAAAGATCGCATTGATCACGTCCTGTGCCGATATGTTCATACAACTTCCTCCATCTCTTCTGTGAAATATCGAATCGGCATATGCCTGCGTTTTGCCCATCGTATTTCCTGTTCCATACCCTCAGAAATGCTGCTGCCGAATACCCACAGCTGGACACATTTTGTCAGAAGCACATGATTCATGAACATTGCAGTTTGCCTTTCTTCCCCTAGGGTATCGTCCAGAAACTGCGGAAAGAGCAAATGCGGTGCAATGGGAATACTGTGATGTACTACCGCAAAACGACTGTATTTCCGGGCATTTTCAATGTTTTCATTGGTATTGCCACGATAGGGAGAACAGATATATACAAGCGGTCGGAATGCCGCCAGTCTCCGTGCCTTTTTCTCCTCGCTCTCTATTCTTTTCATTGCTTCAAATTCGGTCGGCGAGAAGTATCCTTCCTTGTTGTGTGTTTCTGCCAAGTTCATTCCTCCAGTTCCTCTAAATTGCCGAAGCTTTCTCCGGCAGATGCTTCTGCCACAAGGGGCAGATCAAACTCCGGAAACGGCTGCTGTTCCATACAGCCTTTCACAAAAGCCACTGCTTCCTGCAATCTGTCTTTCGGAATGAGAAACGTCAGTTCATCGTGAATCTGCAGGATCGGTCTCAGCCATGGACGTGACGGCAGTCCTTCCAAAATGCGGACAATTGCCAGCTTCAGAATATCCGCAGCCGTTCCCTGAATCGGGGTATTCAAGGCACATCGTTCCGCAAAGGACTGCAGTCCCCAGTTGTCGCTGCGAATATTGGGAAGATACCTTCTGCGTCCCAGCCAGGTTTCTGTATACAGTTTCTGCTTTGCGATCATCTTTGTTTCATTCTGCCAGCCCGTCAAAGCCGGATAGCCGGCCTTCAGATTGCGAATGATTTCTTCACATTCCGGTATAGATTTCTCTACGCCTGCCTTGAACTTCAATGTGCTCTGCAGTCCCTTTGGAAATAGCCCGTAAAATGTGCCAAAGTTCACGTTCTTGGCGATGGTACGCTGTTCCTTGTATTCCGGTCGATGCTTGTTTTGTGCTTCTGCATAGGTACAGCCAAAAATGACGGCAGTGGTTGCCGCATGAATATCCCCGCCGTTCTGATAGGTTTCCATCATCGTCTTGTCCCGGCAGTAGAATGCTCCCACACGCAATTCGATTTGCGAAAAATCGAGAGACAAGATCAGATGATTTTCCGGAGCCTGAATAAAATTGCGGACACCGATGGGATCGTTGCTTTTTCTGGGACAGTTCTGTAAATTGGGATTGCGGCAATTCATGCGGCCTGTTTCGGTGGACAATGCAAAGAAATCCGGATGGATCCTGCCCGTTGCAGCGTTTCGGAATTTCAGATAGCCGTCAATGTAGGTGGACTTGATCTTGCTCCATTTCCGGTATTCCTGTACCAGTGTGAACAAAGGAGAAAGTTCCGGACGGTTGGCATCGCACCACTCCTTCAGCAAGATCATAGACGCATCATCTGCTGCTTCTCTGTTGGATGCAGTGACTTTCATAACAGGCAGTTTCAAGGTCTGATACAGATACTCCTTGAAAGCTTTAGTGCTGCAGTTTGCTCCAATGGAAATGTCGCCAATGAGCATTGTGATCTCATTCCGGATACGCTGCATTTGCTGTTCTGCCTCCTGCTGATGCTCTTTCATCAAGTCTACATTCACAGGCACGCCGTTGTATTTCATCAGCCCTAAGTACACCGCTGTCGGTGATTCGATCTGTTCCACAAGATACCGATGTTTTGGCAGAAAACGGTCAAACCAGTTGTTGAAAATATGATACAGCCGCAAGGCAAAATCAGAGTCCGCACAGCCATAGCGTATTGTTTCCATATCCTGTGCATCCAGTTCGTCAAAGTGTCTGCCATTTGTAACATCCGAAAAAGTGGGCAGCCGTTCATGACACAATTCTTCCGCCAGTTTTTTCAGACCGCTGTCAGCAAGTTTGCGAAATGCGTAGTTGTTTTTCAAGGTCATTTGTGCTGCACAAATGGTATCATACACCGGCGGCTGTATGACGATATCCCGTTGACAGGATATTGCAGATTCAAAGGCAATATTGTGAGCAACTTTGACGATATTTTTGTTTGTGAGAAAGTTTTGCAGAAATCGAAAAAAAGCAATGCCATCCATGTTTCTTCCAATTTTATGAGCAACAGGAACATAGATTCCCGTATGCTCTTTGGCGGAAAAGCTGCACCCGACAATATGACTTTTTGCCGGATCAAGAGCTGCCTTTTCTTCGATGCGGTAAGGCTCATCCGGTGCAGTTTCATAGTCAAAAGCCACAACGGCGGCATTGCTGACATACTGCTGAATTTCCTGCACCGAAGTGACACATCTGTAATTCTCCATAGCGTTCTCCTCAATTCAGCGGCTCCATGACTTCGCCGGTTTCCGGGTCCACACGCAGTGCATCTTCTGTATCATAGCCCACATTTTTACTAAGAGCCTTGACCTGTTCTGTCATAGCTGCGATCAGTGGATATTCTTCCGGTGACAACACCCGTTCTACAGCAAACTGTGCCTGGGAATAGCTCATGCCTGTGCTGCTGACGGCTTTTTTCAGTGTAAATTTTGTTACCACAGCATTGGAATTCTTGTATTTGGGAATCACACGCATCAGATAACGAGTAAAGGACTTCAGAGAACCGGTAGGCAGAGACAGAATTACCGGAAAAATATCGCCCTCCCGAAGCAGATACAGACGACGGCGGTTCTTGCAGGCTTTTGCACCGTTCTTTCCGGATCCATACTGATTCAGCGGGCAGGAATCACAGCTGCCGCCGGGATTTCCTTCCCCATGATGCCCGTCAAAACTGCCGCAGTCCGGTGGATTGGAGCCACCCTGATATTCGCTTTGGTAGTAGGCATTCAAAGAATGCTGATAGAGGATCACAGCGGAAAACGTTTTTACCGTGTCCGGTTCCTCCGGATTCTCACCGGGAATTTCAAACATCACACCGCCGCCGGATGGGATCTTAACTCGTTCAAATGCAGCAGATAAGCCGTCCATTTCTGCACACATCACATCGGCAAGATCAAAGTCCTGCAGAGCAAGGAAGCCTGTTTGGCTGGTTTCCATCATTTCATTTTTCATTGATTTCATCCTTTCATTTTGCAGATTGACGAACAGATACAGAGGTCTGCTCATAGACATGGACAAGACCGCTCAGCCACTCTGGTACAGTATCCTGATTTTCTGCGATCTGCTCTTTGACAAAAGCAGACAGACTATTGGCATTGACAGTTTCATAGACCAGATCTCCGCAGCCGTTTTCTTTCAAGGCTGCATACAGTTCTTCTTTGCGTCCTGCCACAGCAGAAGCACGAATTTTGGTGGTCAGAGCAAACGTCGTTCCGGCACGCGTGAAATTCTGTGTTTCTGTTTCTGCCATCAGCATAGAAAGCTGATAATCTGCCTGTTCAATTTCAGCGTTCATTTCTTTCAATCGCTGTTCTGCATTCTTCTTTTCCTCACGGAGTTGTTTCAGATGCTCCGCAAGTTCATACATGTTCTGTGTTTGCATTCCAAACTCCTTCCTGAAATGGATTGCTGCCGTTTCGGTAATCATCCACCAGCATTTTCGCCAGATCTGCCTTGTCCCGCAAAGCACGAAGGATTTTTGTATCGACTGTATGTTTTGCAGTCAGATAAATATACAGACAGTTTTCTGTCTGAGAGACTCTGTGGATTCTTGCTTTTGCCTGTTCAAAGTTAGACATGGAATAGTCCAGACTGTAGAACACCATGGTGGATGCTGCGGTAAGTGTGATGCCCAGACCTGCCGCTGCGATCTGCCCAACAAATACACAGCAGTCTGCATCTTCCTGAAATCTCCGGATTTCTTCGGCACGGTTAGAAACACCGCCACGCACAGACGCATAGCCAATCTGTTTTCGTTTCAGCAGTTCCTGAATGCCGTCCAGTTCTGGGACAAACCTTGCCAGAATGACCAGCTTTTTTTCTTCTGCAAGCATGGTGTCCAGAATATCGGACAGAGCATCCAGTTTTGCTGTGCTGACAGAAGTGATACTTCCGGCATCGTCTGTGAGATAGCCGCCTGTCATCTGCGACAAACGCAGCATTTTTGTCAGTACATTCACTGCTGATACTTCGGAATTTGAAAGCTCTGCAAAACTTTCCTTTTCCAGCTGTTTATACAGCTTCATGGCTTTTGATTCCAGTTCTACGGTACGGATCTCCTCTGTGGTTTGCGGCAAGTCCAGACATTCCGCTTTGGTCACACGATAGGCAACGGAATGCAGTTTTTGCAGGAATTCATCCATCATCTGCTTTCGGAAAACCGGAATGTGATTGCCGTATCCGCACATATCGAAATAACGACTGCGAAAAGCATAGAAGCTTGTCCCGAAGATCTCTTTATTCAGAAAACGATACTGGGAAAAGACATCCAGTTCTTTGTTGGTGATGAGTGTTCCAGTCAGAAGCAGCTTATATCTCGCCTGATCCCCCAGATGGTGCATGGCTTTGGACTGCGATGTACGATTTTCTTTGATCTTATGTGCCTCATCTGCTATGATAAGGTCGGCATCAAAGGCAAGCAGTTCTTTCTCCAATCGCCAAGCGGATTCATAATTGACAACAGCGATTTGCAAACCATCCCCATGCAGCTTGGAAAGCTGTTCTTTTTTCTGTGTACTGCTGCCTTTCAGAACAGTCAGCTGATATGGAAAAGCAGCAAAACGTGCAAATTCCTGTTCCCAGACAGAGAGAATAGACAGTGGTGCTGTGATCAGGATTCTTCTGATATGACGATACTGATACAGAATTCCAACAATGGCAATGCTGGTGATGGTCTTTCCGCAGCCCATTTCCATGAGCAATGCCACGCCATTGCTGTGTGTCTCTGAAGGCAGGATGCCAAAGCGTTCGCAGGCAAAGCGGCAGGCGGATTGTTGATGGCGATAGAGCGTTGCTTTAAGGGGGATTTTTAGAACTTCTTTCACTTTTTCTCCTATGCTTTGTATGGACGATATGTATCTGGACCAAATCTAGAAAGAATTTGCTTTAGTATTCGGCTTTGGTATACATCCGCCTTTTGCAGCAGTTCTTCCAGAACTGTAACTTCTTCTTTTGACAGCAGATTTTTATTTGGAGCATACCATTCCGGTATCTGTACTCCGCCACCGTTTCCGCTAAAAGTTTCAAGGGGATATTTCAGCATGAGTGCTCGTATGTCCCGGCGAATCGTTTTTTCTGAAACATGAAATTCATGCATTAAAATTGGAACTGTGCTTTTCCGACGGGAAATCAGTAATTTCAAAATCTCTTCTCGCCGTTCTACGAGACCCATGCCTTTCACCCCCTTTCCGATGTATTTTTATTCTACAACCCAAACTGGTCAGATCGTGACCAGTTTGAAAAAGATTCACAGAAGTTTCACAAAATAAATTCTTTCAAGAATTACAAAACACCGACAAGGTACAGAAAAAAATTCTGCACCTCATCGGATGTTCTCACTTTTTTACCAAACTGGTCAGCCACGGAGCAATGGGTCTTGCAATCATTCTCGCATTCAGATATGCCATTTCCAGTGTCAGACAAGTACTGCCCAGATAATATCCGTTTCGTTCTGCCAAGGTCATGGCAAGGTTCGGTTTTTCCATATCTGTTAAACAGATCGGCAGCAGAAACTGCAATTGATTTTGATATCCCTGCGGTACTACCAGCCCCGGCTCAATTACTGCTTTTCGTCTGCCCAGTTCCACTGCTGTTTCCAGCAGCAATGGCAGATTCTTGAACCGAAGCAGCTTCTTCGGCAGCCGTTCCCGATTTTCCGGGTCGCTGAGAATGTGTTCTGCATTTACCCGAATTGCCCATTCCGGATTGAAATTTACACCATTTTGCATCATCGGGAAATATGGCTTTTTGGGCAATGGTTCTACATACCGCAGCTTGGAAGAAACAGCATCACAGAAGCCGGTGAAATACCATTTCAATGTGGTGTCTTTCTTTTTATTTCGTTCAAAGCAGGCATAGATTGCCTGATACTGCCTTGTGTACAGTCCTGTATGAAAGCAGGCACAATTATTTTCCACATGGAAATACGCCGTTTCTCCGGTGTTGTAATCGATGCTCAGTTTCCGGAACATCATATGGAGATACCGTTCCAAAATCGGCGTATCTGTATTTTTACATTCGGTCTGCGGTTTTCGAAATCGCCATGCCTCCGGCAACGCCATTTCTGCCAATTGTTCTAACTGCCCGTACCAATCCGGCACATAGGCAAATTCAAATAAATCTGTTTCTATCATTTTTCTGTTCCTCTCCATTTAGGAATTGCTTTTATCAGCTTCAATTGTATTCGGGATTTTAGATCTTCGTCAATATATCGATATGTTTTCCCTTGTGCATCCTCCCCTTTTACCGTTGCCAATGCATTGATGTAATCGTCATAAAAGCGGAGAATTTCTTCCAAAGCAGTTTTCTCCCCATTTACTGCGGCACAGATCAATTCATATGTAAGGTCATTTTCTTTCATCGCCATTCCTTTCATAATACTTGCGGATTGCTGTAAACGCTTTTTGTCTCCAGTTGTAAATGGTGCGAAGCGTGACGTGAAAGTACGCTGCGATTTCCTGATCGCCATATCCATACCAGAACTCCAAAATCAACGTTTCTCTCTGTGTTTTTGGAAGTTCCAACATAGCATCATAAAGCCAGTCGCTGGCAATCAAACACGGATACTTCTCGTTGTCCAAAATGAAATGCTCTGACGGATACACATCTTCTATTTCCGGAACATTCATTAGGTCTGGTTTCGCCTCGCGGTTTTGGATTCTCTTTTTTTCTGCCGCTGCATCTCGATATTCATTTCGCATTACAGTTTTCACAAAGCAGTCAAAGATTTTTATTCTGCAGCTTTTATCGATAAAGGGAGTCAATCTGTTGGTTCCTCCCTTCTTATGCAGTTTTGCAGGTAGTGTGTATATCACCCCCTTTTAAACTACTAAGACGAATCAGGCAGAACAAAATCGGAAAATTTATTTGTAAATATTCTGTGTACTTTTATTTCTTAGGCACAGCAACAAAAAAGCAGCATACAAAACCGGTCATTTCGCCGGATTGTATGCTGCTTGAGGAAAAATGAAAAAGGGCAGTCCTGCCCAGCTGTTTGCCGGACAGAACTGCCCTTTTTAGTGATTGGTTTTCAAAATTAGAAAACAAGGTTTAATAAAAGTAAGTTTGTATGTGTTTTACGATTCAAGACATAACAATATTTCTTTTATAAATTTAATGCATTGTATCAAAGAATCAATATCAATATCACAAAATATTTTTTTTACTATTTTCATAACTTCTTTATCAAATAGTGCGTCTATTAGTATGCTAATTAAAAAATTTCTGTTGTTTAATTTTAGTCCATATTTTCCGAATTTATCTGTTGAAAAATCCAATTTAGAATATCCATCCCATTGATCGGATGTAGATGTAAAGGCATACGCAAAAATCCATTCAAATTCATGTCTACTTGGCATTTTATGCGATATACAAAGATTTTGCACATATGGAACAACAATTGAATTATATTGTTTAACTGTTCTATTTCCATCAATATAAATACAAACCCCGATTTCATCTAACAATTCACTTATAACTCTAAATACTATTTCTACATCATAATTCGAAAAACATTCATTTGTTATAGAATATATTTTTTTGTTTAATGCCATATTAAATTCTTTGTTGTTTGCGTAATAAGATTCGATGCCTCCAAATATATCACTTATTGCATATTCACCTATTCCAACTGTTAAATAATTATTATTGTAAATTTTAAAATTGATTTTATCATATTCTGTTTTGCCAAATATATATTGATTTGCCATATATAATGCATCGTGAAGTTCATTTTTACTTCGCAAACTCAATCCTGTTTTGCATATTGTCTGTATTTTTATTTTATTCGTCCATAAGACAATATATGTGCTAAATTTATAGTTGATTTTTTGACATCTAAGCAAAATAGACATAAACACTATTTCACTTTCTTGTAGGTAATTCTAGGTTTAAACTTTCTATTAAACTCTCCAAGCAAGTCTGCACCTATACCATATGCACCAGATTCAGTTGATTTTATTATTACATTTTTAGACACCATCTTTTCGTCAGTCATTTTTTCATAAGAAACAGCATGACTTTGCAACCATTTAGTAGCACCTTGTTTTGTTTCTATAGTCATCATATATTCATGCCCTTTTTTCCCCTTTGATGCAATTCGATAATTTGATTTAGCAGAGGAAATCCATTTAGCACCCCGATTCGCTTTTCCATTTGTCATACCAGGTAATAATTTTTGTTGTGCTTTAGAAGCAATTGCTTCTTCCTTGGATACATATCTGACAAATTTCTCACAGTCATTATGAACCAGGACATCAAAGTCTGAAACAAAGTAAGTATGGAAATCAGCGACTTCGAAGTTATAAACTGCAACATACTCGCCTTCCGGCAGTTCTACAATTTCAATGTCATCTACGCATTGTGTAGAACCATCCTTCAGCCAAACCACATCGCCGGGCTGCAACAACTTTGCACTTGTCCAACCCTGTCCCTCTACCCAGAACGGATGGTCTTCTGTCGTTTCGATGATTTCTTCATCAATCGTCAGATAGAGTACCGTATCGGTTACATGAACATAGGTATTGACAACGGGCTTGTACGCAATTTCTCCCGTTTCCGGATTTGCAGAAAGAACCAGATCTCCAATCTGAATTTCTTCGATCGGACGGTCACCATCCGCTGTTTCGATCATCGTACCCGCAGCAAAACAGCTTGCATTGAACTTGCCGTTTAATGCTCCGCTTACAAAGTTCTTTCCGGCATTGATTGCCATTTCCTTCGGGTCAAATTCTCCATCTGCAAGCTGCTTGATTCCATCGCCAACTGCACCGATCGCCGCTTCTTTTAAGCCGCTCTTCACCATGCGTTTTGCAATGTTTTCTGCACACTTTGCAGGAGAAATTACCGCCGATAAAGCTCCTGTTGCCGCTGCTGACAGATATTCTCCAGCTCCGCTATTGAACTCACCATCATCCAGATAATCGCACACTGCGGTAACCGCTACATTGATCACAGCACCAATTGCAGCTTTTGCAACAAGGCCCCAGAAATGTCCGTCTGGATCATTCAAAGGAATCGGATTGTTTCTGCAATATGTGTACAAATTCAAGCTGAGCGGATCATTTGCAGTACCGGTTACAGTATCTCTTGAAATGAATCGTCCGATTTCAGGATCGTAATATCTTGCACGAAGATAAATGGTTCCAGTTTCTTTGTCGAAATACTCTCCGCTGAACCGGAAAGGGTTTTCATCGTTCTCATCCGAATTCTTTTCTACGCCAAACGCATCATACCGATAGGTTTTCGTCTTATCTCCGGTTTCGCTGATCAGGTTGACAACATCACCGTGTGCATTCTGAAGATAGTATGTCACATCACTGGTCATACCGTTATAGAACGCACGGCTGGAAATCAAACCTGTTCCTCGAACATAGACATCTGCTTCATATACAGATTTCCCGATGTCCACCATCAATTCTTGCCCGTCATAGACATGTGTGGTGGTTTTCCCGTTTACAGTTTTGGTTCTTCTGAGGCCATCATAACCATATGTGTAGGAAGCAGTCATTTCGCCGTTCTGTACACCAATCAGTTCATTTAAGCCATCATAAGTATTTGTCTGTAAACCATCATCCGGATCATTCTTAGTCAGCTGATTTCCGTTTGCATCGTAGGTGTATACGGTATCCCGTACTACATCGCCTGTTTTCTTACTTTCTTTCTGAAGTAAGCCGGTATAATGTCCGTTTGAAGAATAATTGTAAGTAGTGACGTAGTCCTCTTCACCGCTTACTGTCATCTGAGAACGATTACTGTAATCATCATATTCATATGAGATGTTGTTGCTGATGTTTCCGTTAACCTCCGATTCGGAAACCAATCGTCCCATTCTGTCGTAATCATATGACGTCGTTTCTATTATACCACTTTCTGTACGGGTTTTGCAAGCATCAGATCCGTCTAAGTAATAAGTATAATCATATTGAGAAATAATCTCATTAGATTTCTTATTTACAAGCGAAGTTACATGATTAGAAAGATTGTAAGAATATTCTGTTTTTGTCCCGTTTCCGTAAATTGCAGAAGCCTTATTGCCATTTTCATCATAGGTATAAGATACAGAATCTTTTCCGGTATCTGAAACCTTAGAGAGCCGCATCTCGTCATCATACTCATATTCTGTCGTACCGTAAATTAAGAGATTTGACTGACCTAACAGCAATTTTTCCTTATTTTCTGTACTGCCTACATAATAATATCCCTTAAAGCAATCCGGACTATGTTCTTCTGTTAAACGACCAAGGGCGTCATAGATAAAAGTTGTTGTTTCCCCATTTTGAACAACTTGAATCGTTTGACCCATTTTGTCATAGGAAATTTTCTGGGATACATCTTTGCTCGTATCATCACAAACAGTATCGGATGTTAAAATACGGTTTAAGGCATCATACGTTTTTGTCGTCCTATTTCCATTAGAATCGATAGACTGTATAACATTCTTATTTAAGTCGTAGGTAAGTGTCCCAGAATTGTAGGTTTCCGTATTGTTGGAACGTTCAATGGTACGAACAAGATTACTGTGATCATCATATTCATACAGTGTTTCTAATCGGTCTGTATCATTTTCAGATGACATACCAGTATACATTTTAGTGCGAAGGCCATCTTTATCATAGAAATATTGTGTATAGTTCTTGGTATCGCCATCGCCATACAGAACAGTTTGTGTCATATTTCCAAGATAATCGTAAGCATATGTAACCTTGCTCCACGCTTCTTTTCCAGACACTTGTTTTTGAATAGTTGTTTCTCCGGAAATTACGTTTCCATTTTTGTCATAACCATTTTTAGTAATGCTATACTCAATTGTACCATTAGACTCTTTGGTAAAAGGAGTATATTTTGCTGTTTGCTTGTTCAGCGTATCATAAGCATATTTTGTAACATTGCCCTTAGCATCTGTTTCACTGCCAAGATTTCCATTTGCATAATATGTGTTTGTACGCTTAACTTTATCGTTTACTTTTTCTTGTACCGTATTACCACGATAATCTGTAAGCGTAGTAGAAACAACCTGCTTTTTCGCTGTTATATATTGTGTTTTTGTTGTTAAAAGACCATTATGAGCAGAATCAGTTACTGCCTTTTCTACACCATTGAATGTTTTAAAGGCATAATTTTTTTGCAAAGCATATGAGGTAGTTGTCAAAATCAACTTATCCGAAGAATATTTATGATCTTTGAAATAAGTTTTGATTTCTCGTCCCAATCCATCATAAACTGCAATGCTCTGACTATCATTGGGGTGTGTCGTAACAGTTAAATTCCCATATGCATCATACTCATAAGATGTAACATTCCCCACAGCATCGGTATCTGTCTTTACAAGACCACTTGGATAGTAAGTATGAGAAGCATAGTTTGTTTTTGCATTGCCACTATCATATTCGCTTCCATTATCCAGTGCTGCATCGTACGCATTCGGTGAAACTTCTTTAATAACACGTCCAAGCAAATCATACTGCGTTCTAGTAACAGCTGGTGAACTGCCTTTTCCATATTCCTTTTGGCAAACGACATTTTCCATCTTATCATAAGTGGTTTCTGTCACATTTCCACCAGGAGAAGTGGTTTTGCTAATCAGGAACATATCATTATATTCATATGAAGTACAGCCACCATCTTGCTTAGATTGACCAGCAGCATATTTCCATTCTTGTTTTACTGTGCCATCTGCATTGTATACGTACTCTGTTACATTACCTTCTGGGTCTATTAATCGCCTAATCAAACCATGAATAATGTGTTGTTCTCCGGCTGTGCAATATTCATAGGTTGTGATTGCAAATTCGCTTGCATGATTATTCAGATAATCTTTCACATTAAACTTATCCGAAAGGAATGCAGATACATCACTATAAGGATGAATACTCTGTGCTTCTCTTATCACCATAACACCAGTATTATCATATTCCTTTAATGTAACATTATTGCATTCATCAACAGAAACCGTCATGTAATTTTTACTATTGTATCGAGAATATGTTTTAGATCCATCTGGATTAATTACATCTGTTAGATTACCATTTTTATCATATGTGTTTTTGGTGATATTCCCATTTTCATCTGCATATTCACCAATTTCATCATATTTATTTTTTCCGTCAGAATCCTTTGTATAGGTTGCCTTTTCGATTTCAAAAGTCTGACCGTCTGTATAAACAATGTTTGTCTTTACTGCCAGCTTTTCATCATAATCGCACTTGGTTTCCTTTACATATTTTCCATTATCATATTCTTTGATAGAAGTTTGTTTTTTTGCCTTATCATACTGATATATCTGCTTCAAACCAGAAGAATTTGTCAGGTAATCCACACGACCATCTGAATAATAAACCATTTCTTCTGTAACTTCGTCATAGCAATTGGTGATTTTATTCAAGTGCTTCTTATCATCATAAGAATAACTCTCTACAGCACCCAATATGCTTTTTGCTGAAGCCAACTGATTATTGTTATCGTATGTATATTCCACAATTCTTCCAGAAGTCGGATCTTCAATTTTCGTAATTCGTTTGTGTGCATCATTAGAAGTATAGGTAATTTTATACTGTCGTCCTGTAGAATCCGTTACAGTACGAACATGATTTCCATCAATTGCACTAATTTCAATTGTATCTCCGTGTGGATCTTCCATTCGATACATTTCTAGCTTATTGTTAAAATAGTACTTTGTTTGATCATTGAGCGTGACAACATAGCCACTTGAATTCTTTTCCATCGTACTATGTGCATTTTCACATTCGAACTTTGTACCGTTTTGTTTAAATGTGGTATTTGAACCATTGGGAAGCACAACTTGATAATAGTTTTCTGCTGGTTGAATTATCTTGCTGACATCCAAATTAAAATCCCAGCCAATACCGAAAGATCCTTCTTCTGTATTGGTCGAATTATAAGTTCTGACAAAGTCTGCATCCATACCCGGAGATTTTACTGCCAAATCAACAAATGTTTTGGTATAATTGCCAGTGGCAGGATGCACACCATCACCCATTTCCCAACCTTTACGGTAAAGGGTATAGTCCGGTTCATCATAAGGTCTCCACCACGGACGAAACCAGTAATTTTCAGCAGTAAAATCATATATGAAGTCAATACCGCCATCAAAATTGAATGTTCTTTCTGTATTCAGAGAACCATCTTCATTATTGATATATGTTTCGCAGTTGTCCCAAAGGACTGTTTGCTTGCCACCTTCATAACCAAAATGAATGACTTGTGAACCGGAAGAGTAGATCGATTTCGGACCAGAAGCTTCATTCACTTCCCAGGTCGGACCATAGAAACAGATATTACCTGCTGTCCATTTTCCTTCCATATCAGTTAACGTGATGTAGTTCCAGTTGCCATATACTTCGAGCCAATCTGCACTGTTTGTCATCCAGATGGTATCATAACAATTTGCCTGACCGAAATTAAAATCGCCGCCAATAACTACTGTACCGCCATT